CCCGCTTCGCGGATGTTTTTCTCGCTAATTTTAATTAGCTAATCGACATTACCCTAAAAGGACACTAGATGCTTTCACGAATACGTTATATGCGAAAACAGGCAAACTTCGCGATCAATGGCTCAAAAGGATATCCTTCTGTTAAGAAGACTCACTTAAAGCTAAATAATCTTGGAGTTGTGACTGTTGTCGATAAAACGAATTCGGCATCTAAGACCATTTATGGTAGTGCATCCAATTACGACCGTATCTCTGATACGGTGTACACTGCTAGTGAGAAAATCTCACTTGCCAGAAAAGGACGTCGATTACAAGGGTCTAAATCAGTGGATCATTGGAACGCAGACTTTGTCTGCGATTCAACTAATCCAACCGTAACAGGTAGGCAAAACACAACGTATATGGAAAATACCATTACGTATACTGGGTTGCCTTATGAGATTTCTCATCTTTGGGGATTTACATCCCCAATACCAAACGTCACCATTTATAATAGTGCGTATCGTGTACCAACAATGGCATACGATGCTGCATTTCAAAAAATGTGTAGAGACGCTAAGATGTTGAATTTACACGACCAAAATATCTTTACATCCATTGGTGAGCTTAAAGATTTTAAGCAAACAGTTAAAACTGTCACCAAGCACGTATTTAAAGATAAGAGATACATTGCTGACAAGTATCTCGGTGTCAATTTCGGTATTATACCTTTTGTCTCTGATATGAAAAATTATATCGAGAATTACAATAATTTCGCCCCAAATCTTAAGAAATGGAATGAACTTGGTAAGAAAGGTAAAATACTTAATCGACATGCGACTGTCTTTAGGAAGAAGGAAACCAACAAAATTTCAATTGTTGATTCACCCTTATTCCTTTGGCCCGATGGTTTAACTTTCTATCGTTACGAATGTAAATACAAAGTAACGTCTGATGTTGTAGCTAAAACTAGCTTATACTTCAGAGCTAAACCACTGGCCGGAGACGATGAAAACGCATTAATCAGAAGTATAAATGGCATATCTAAACCATTTACCGCTGCATGGAATTTAATTCCGTTCAGCTTTCTAGTAGATTGGTTCATCAATGTTGGTGACCAGATTGATACATTTGAATACCAAAAGCCTGTCGTTAATTTCGACATTCTAGATGGTTGTGTATCTCTTAAAGCTACTCAGAAAATTATTTGTGAGGTGACTCACGTTGACCACACCACAGGAAAGAGAACTTTCCTTGGAGCATCAGAGCGTAACACGAAGTTTTATTATAGACTTCCGCGTTCTGCACTTGATGTTGCCGCTATCATAAACGGCGTTGGTATTAATTCTCCGTTGTTATTGAAAACCGATTTATCGGGTTATCAATGGAGCTTGGCTGCGGCTTTAGCCGTAACAAATTTCCCTCGTAAGAAGTAGTTATCTTACGCGTGCTAAAATAAGGATTCCAAATGTTTACACCTACTATAACTCTAGGCGCTGTCGCTTACGATCTTGTTACACAAAACCCATACAGAAGTATGAGATTCGATGCAACACAATCGTTAGCTTCACCCAATTCTTTGACTATCTCTCACGAGACAGCAAAAACTGGGACTAGATCGTCTGTGTTAATATTTGAAGATATTGATGTACTTAGTACTTCAACTTCAATCATTAAAGACTCTGTAAAAACTCAATTCAAATGTACGTTCAAACCCTTATCGGGAAGAGCTGACATAGAAGCTGTAATTAATGCACACATTGTGCAACTACAAGCGTTTTTAGCAGTGCCAGAAAACATTACGAAATTTCTTAACCAAGAAAGTTAAGAAATAGTATGTTCACAGATTATTTAGATTACGTCGCTATATCCTTTGAAGCTGCTTTTGGCCAATTTATTGGTCTAAATGTAGCATGGATTCTCGATTTAATCATGCGTCTTGTCATAGTATTTGTGCATTAGGAATTCCTTAAAGGAGTCCTTATGACTATAGAAAGCCTAGTATCTCTTTGGGGTACATTAGCATCGACATTCGTTATTTTTTCGAGAAAGAGTCATACGACTTTGATTAAGCGTATTGACTCTACCCCGGACCTCATGACTCACGTATTACCTAAACTAGGAAAATGCGTGGATTCAAGTTTAACGTCAGGTAGAATCATTATCCCCGATGGCCTTTTTAGGCTCAACAAGGGTTGGAGTACACCTGTATTTTTACACGAGTATTTTTCTCATCTTTATGATCGAGAAGGATACCTTCGTGATAACGTTAATCCGGTCTATATACGAGAATTGCGTACACTATTATTTTTGTTTTATAAACTTGAGCAAGAATTCACACCTCAACAGGTGTTGGATGCTACTCAAAAGTTCATTGAAACAGATGATCAGGTTAAACGAGAGTTTACCTCTGATCAAATTGAGGCAATAAAAGGTTATTTTCAGGAAGTTCTTCCTGACGACCCTTTTGATATTAAACCTCATCATAGTAGTGGCGCAACCGCCGACAATGTCAACAATGTAATGAAATTGCATATCGTAAGACATATACCAAAGTTAAATAAGGTATATGGTCCTAAGTACTTTTTCAATACGCTTACACATGCACGCATGAGTAAGGCTGCTGGGCAGCTTGTTGTCGCTAACCCTACTGCAAAAGTGGTATTCGTACCAAAAGACAGTAGGGGTCCGAGAACTATTTGCAAGGAACCTCATGAGATAATGTTTGCTCAAAAGGGTCTCCAAGTAAAAGTTTATGAAGCAATTGAAACGCCGGGAAATCCGGCCTACAAGCGCATCAATTTCACAGATCAAACTATAAATCAGCATCTAGCTTATTTAGGGTCTATAGACAATAGTCTAGCAACCATAGATATGAAAGACGCTTCAGATTTAGTTTCGTGGGATTTAATCCGACAACTGTGTAATGACGACTGGCTTGCAGCACTAGATGCTACACGTTCGGCTATCGTTACTTTACCTGATGGTACAACGAGAAAATTATACAAGTTCGCCCCTATGGGGTCTGCTATGTGTTTTCCAATCGAGGCTATTGCTTTTTATTCAATAGCCCGTACTGTTACAGATAAAGTGTGGGTTTACGGTGATGATATCATCGTACCGACAGAGCACGCTGTTAATGTAATCAAAGCTTTAGAAGCTTATGGATTAGTTATTAACCGCGATAAGAGCCTTATAACAGGATTTTTTAAAGAATCTTGTGGAGGCGAATATTATAGAGGTGCGAACATTACACCCCTAAGGCTCAAAAAGATTGATCTTGTTTCAATAGTTGCCTTTGCTAATAATATAGCTGGCATCTTCGGAAATCGATCAGGCGAGGCCATAATTAGATGGTATGAGTTACTCAACCACGAAATTATACTTCGCCTATCAGCTTCTAATAGAACAAAAATCGATAATAATCGATTTTTGATACATTGTCCTTTAATCGCCTTTTACGGTGATACAGACAATAGTATTTTATTCCCTCGAAGATGGAATGAATCTTTACAGAAGTTTGAACTTAGATCGTTAACTGTTGTTACACGTCCGTTACCTCCTCCTTCATTCATTGAAGGTAGTAGTTCCGAGTATAATGAATTCTTTTATTGGTTAACCAATAGTGAATTCTCGTCTAGTCCATTGGACCGTGACATTACACAAGAACTACTTACAGATGTAATTCCTTATCAGAATTATAATGTAGGTTTTGACGGCTCTTTGTCACAAAGAGTCAAGTTAAGCAAACCAAAAGTTTGTTATAGATGGG